CGCTTCTCCAGCTTTGGGAATCCCCCATGTAGCTAGCCCTATGCCAGCACCAACACCTGCACCTGCTGCTGTTCCTACTCCAGGTATTACTGAACCTATCTTAGCACCTGTATAGGCACCGAGCAACATTGCTGCCCACGGACTGGCTTTAATTGCCTCGTATATCCCCCCAACGATACCCTTTCCAATTTCCAAACCCAGATTCACGGCAGGAGGAACAATTACAGGCGTAAGCTCTTCTATTCCGGTAGCTAAAAGCGTCCCCATTCTTTCTATCGTATCACTTATCATTTTCCCACCCGGGCCTTCAAGCCATGTATTTACTCCATCTAGTCCTGCCTCAAACAGCATCTGGACTTTTTCAATAAAAGTCGCTTCTTTGAATTCTGGCGATTCTACAATTTTTTTTACCCGATCTACCGTCCTGTCAAATACGTCCGCTATCCTTCTGCCCCACTGCTCCAGGGTTTGCTGGCTGTTCTCGGCCCATTTAATACTACTTTTGAAAGCATCAGTCAAGTGGTCTATTACAGACCCGAAAGCCGCCAAGAACAGAGGTGCACCTATTTTTGTCTTAAAATCCTCCCAATAACGTTTAAGTGATCCTAATTTCTTAAAAGCGGAGCCCATGGCGCCCTCATACGTTCCTGCTATTTTTGCGCCTTCTTCCAAAACATAGTTTACCATGGCTTGCTTTTTCTCTGCTTCAGTTAAGTCTCGTCTCATGTGCCGAACTGTTTTACCGTATTTATCAGTAGTTTTAACTACTATCCCAAGATGATCTGCATATTCGGAATAAATATCATTCAGGTTTTTAGTCATTCCGAATTGAGAGAGGAGTTCGGGTCTTAATTTGGCAATAGCTTCTACTATGGTCTCTGTGGCTTCAGAGGAATCCGTACCGGCAATTACCGCGGCATCCTGGGCTACTCGTGCGATGTTGGCGGCCTGAGCAATATCAAGATGGCCCTGCATGAAACGAGTCATCACCAGGGTGGCTTCCTGCTCAGCAATACCTAAATCCATAACAGCCTTTCGTGCTGCAAGGAGCTCTTCCATTACCGTACCGGTGGACCTCGCCACGGATTCCATGGCAATGTTCAACGTCTCAGTTCTGCCGGCAGTCATGGTAAAATCTTTTATGAGTGCTCCAAGGCCAACTGCGCCTCCACCTATGCCTAATAGTGCCAGCGGGCTGGTCAACATCCTTCCAATGCGCCCTACCACGCCAAATACCTTTTCCTTGACGTTAATGGCAATTGTCCATGCCCTGGAAGTCAACCCTCGCAGGCCGACCCCTATTTCCCGCACTTTTGATATTACACGTTCCCTTAAGGTTGCCCGGGGTTCAATCATCAGCTGGTCGAGCTTCTTCGCCTCAGTAAAGGCCCTGGTGAGCTGGCCGAACAGTTCGCCCCTTAGCTCGGCCACCGGCCCGGCTCTGACGCCCTCCAGGGCCTTAAGGCTTGCCTTGGCCTTTACGATTTCATCCATCAGGGGACCTTGCATCTCAGCAATTACCTTGACATCGCCGCGGTCCAGGGCATTCAGTGCCGCATCAATGCGTGCTACAACTACCGATACCCTGTCCTGGGCCTCGATAATAGGAGATGCCTTCTCCATGCCCAGTTTTTTGATCAGCCGGTCAGCCTTAAGCACGCTGTTAGTTAGCTGATCCTTAATGCGCATCACCGGCTCGATTTGAAGTTTGGCCAGAGACAGCAGATGCTCCCTGGCCATCTTTGTTCTTTGCTCGGCAGTGCGTTGGAAACGTGATATTCGTTCCTCAGCCTGGCGCAAGGGGGTTTCGGTTTGGTCGTCAACAATGATCGGTATTTCAACTCGATATATTTCGTTTTTAGCCATGCCCCCTTGCCTCCATTCGCTCCTTCATTTGCTCCATCATTTCCCGCTCCTGCTCTGCCCTTGATTCCAGCCAGACCCTCACCGAAACCAGCATGAACCGCTGCACCTTATACGGCTTGGCATAAAACTCATCAGGGGTTATCCCCTGGTGCTGAAAGATGTGATGGAGCAGGGTAGTCTTGCCCCCTGCTCCTATAAGTTTTTTATTGTTTCGTCAAGACCGGCCTCATCGTAACCGCTTAACTTTTCGATTAGCTCAATAACACGCTCTTTTTCGCCGGCCCTGAGCACTTTGTCAACTACTTGCCAGCCAGTGATAGCCTTAGCCTTTTTCTGTAAATCCTTATTGTCCCACAAAAATGCGCTGCTATCTTCAGGATGGGTAGCAGTAACAATAAGCAAGGAATTATACTTTGCTGCATTAAAATCAGCCGGCACTGTTACGCCACCGAACCTTTTACTTTTTACATATTTAGTCGCTTCTGTCCGGCACTTCTCCATCTCTTCATCGTCAAGCCCCCGGACACGGAAAGAAAAAAGCTCTTTTCCGCCACGCACTACCTTGAATGAATCGTATTCCTCTATAGCATCCATAGCCTGGAACACGCCGCCAATATCCTGTAGCACACTTTCCTCCACTGCCAGCAGCTCATCCTTGCCATACTTTACATTATCTTCACTCATGGTTTATCCCCTTTCGCTTTCATCAACTTATCAAGCATCATTGTGTCCACGCAGGACACCCATAAAGCTCAACACCGCATCCGGGGCACCGTTTTGTATGCCGGCAATTATTTTCCTCAACAGGATTGCATCACGAACTATTGTTTCAGTGAACGTCAATGTAACAGTATAGCCCTGCATGATTGCCCATTTGATCTTGTTTCCAGCGGCCTGGTAGTCACTGTTCTCAAAATTAAGCTGTGCCTGCCAGGTATTCACCTCGGCCAGGAAGTTGCCGTCACCGTCGTATAGCTCCCCGTCGTAACCCCGCAGGATGTTCCGCGGGTCGAACTTGCCTGTATCAAGCATATCCTGCAGCCCCGGGGGGTCATTCACCCGAAAACTCCATGCCCGATTTAAAACATCGCCCGGGGCCACGTTTGCAATGTCAATCGCGCCATCGGGGACACATTCTCGGAAAATATATCTTGCATCGGCCAATTAACTCACCTCCATTGGTGCAAACCGGAAGCCAAAGGTAATATAAACGTGTTCCGCACTATCTAAATCATCCACATAGGCAATAAACCAGGCCGAATCACCAGCTGGCGGGTTGTTTGCATCCTCTTCAAATATTCCGCCCAGCAGCGCACCCTCGGCAACCATTTTGTTAATAGTCCCCTGGGCTGCAGCAATCAGCGTTGCCCTTCCATCCGGGCTATTGTTAACCTTGCCAATCAGCGGATCCCAGGTAAATGCAATGCGGTCAATCAGGTTGTCCCTTGTCTTAACCCGCCTGATCTTCTTCCAGCCGGCATCCATATCTGCAGTAACGGTCACAAAGGTATTGATCCCGTATTCAATCTGCACCTGCTTTTGTGCGCTAATGGTGAACACCAAAGCACCAGACAGGATTGCCTCCTCAATTTCAGCGTTCGTCAGGGCTCCGACAATCTCGGTGGCACCCCGGACCACAGCATGGGTTAAAGAATCGGTGACCTGCGAACCAGCAATCATCCCGGCCACTCGTGCCGCCGCTGTGTAGCCCTCTCTGGTTGCGCCATCCGAGCCCTTGAAGCCGTTAGCTACGTAAACTACAGCCGGATCATTGAACGCCCGGGAATTAGCAAACCTGGTATCCAGTTCGACATCGGTCGGCTCACCAACAACCCCGATTACTCGCTTGCCTTCATTACGCACCCGGTCAATGTAGGTCTGCACTACGGCATGGGTTACTGCATCATCTGAATCAATACAGAGCACGTTCCAGCTTAATGCTTCGATTGCCAGAAGTCCTGCACTGTAATCCTCACCTGTTACGGTAGGATCTTCGCCGCCTGTAAACGGCGCCTGAGCAACCGCGGCAAGGGTCTTGTCTCCATCGGCCAGCTTCGTAGCTGTAATCCACGGGGAATTACTCGCCTTAATCACATCAACCAGTGCCTGTGGCTCCCCGGCCCCCTTCGTAAATTCTATAGCCTGCCGTAGGGTAACACCTTCGTAAAGAAGTAATTCCCGCTTAGTCTCGTCAGCTAAGGAATCCCGCACGGTTGCGGAAAAGTCGTTACCCCTCACACCCTCGTAGAGCACTTCCAGTTTTACTGCGTCAACTGGGGTAGCTGTAGTATCTTTAAGCGTAAGAATCGCCTTTGCACCACCAGATCCCAGCCTAAAACCTAATACTCTGCGACACCCACCCCGAAAAGCCTCTCTAGGCACGTCTACAGTGCCGGCATCACCAAACAGGGCAGAAATCGCTTCTGCATTCTCCATGGTTACCACTTTGC